TAAGGGCCAAGCCGTTAAGCCCAACCCTTTCCCCACCCCCGGAAAACCACGGATAGCGCTGGCCAGCGTTGTAAGCCGCTGGGCAACAACGCAGCCCTGCTGATCTCCGCGCGCGCGCGGCGCACTGTTTCGGTGAAATCGAAAGGTGCCCCGCTGATGACTTTTCCCGCTGGATACGAATGGCTTGGCACGGTTGGCCTGCTTCCGCGCACGATCACCGAGGCGATGCGGCTGCATGGCGTGGCCGAAGTAGTGGGCAAGGGATCGAACCGCACGATCATTGGCTGGCGGGACGAGCTGAACGCTGCCGGGGTGAAGATCTCCGGCTTTTCCGATGATGACATTCCCTGGTGCGGACTGTTTGCCGCCATCGTGGCGCACCGCGCGGGCAAGCTGGTGCCGGAAGGCCCGCTGTGGGCGCGCAACTGGCTGAAATTCGGCACCCCGGTGGTGAAGCCTTCGCTGGGCGATGTGCTGGTATTTTCGCGCCCCGGCGGCGGGGGGCATGTTGGGTTTTACATCGGTGAGGACAAGACCGCGTTCCACGTGATCGGCGGAAATCAGGGCAACAGGGTTTCGATCACGCGCATTGCCAAGGCGCGCTGCATCGGCGTGCGCCAGCCAGATTACAACGCCGCACCCGCCAGCGTCCGCCCGTTCCAACTTGCCGCCGCAGGTGCGCTTTCGAGCAACGAGGCTTGAGGGTGGGAAGCGTGATCGGGGAACGCACCCTTTGCGCGCTGGGCGTGGCGCTGGGCGGCTTTGCCCTGTTCGGCTTGATCGCGCAGCTGCTGGAGACGGTTCGATGAAAGGTGCCGGGACATGATGGACCGATGGACGCGCGCGAACTGGTACTGGGTGGTGATCGCCACGCTGCTGGCCGGTCTGGTGTGGCAGACATTGCGGATCGAGGGCGTGCAGATCGGCCCGGTGAAGCTGCTGGGCAAGCCTTTCTATCTGGTGGACCGGCCCGGCCTGAAACCCCGGTTGGCCACCTGCGAAGGCAACCTTGCCCATGTGCTGCGCGCGCAGGCCGAGGCCGAGGCGCTGCAAGCCGCTGTCAATGAAGACGAAGAGCGGCGCACCGCCGCGAATGCCGAAAGGAGCAATGCTTCCCATGCGCAGGACAAGACCCGTGCGGCTGCTGCTGGCCGCGAGTATGCTGATCGCAATCGCATCGCCACTGGCGGGGTGCGGGCCAAAGGTGATCGAGGCGCGGCCAGCCAAGCCCCTGCCGCCGCCGGTGGTGGCAGTGCCGACCTTTATGAAGACCTGCCCGCCAATCACTTCGTGGCTGTCAGCGCTGCTGATGTGCAGGCCTGCACCGCCGCCGTGACTTGGGCCGTGGGTGCATACAACTGGGCGCAGACTTTGCCCCCAGAAACGACGGGGCCGGACGAGGTGGACGCCGAACCGGCCCGATAGATCGCCTGACCAAAATTGGGCACATCAAAGAGGGCGCGCTGGCAGAAACCGGCGCGCCCTTTTCTGTTCGGTGGCGGGTCAGGCTATTGTTGCCAAGGCACCTGCGGCATCGTACCCAGATAGGAATCCTCGCGCCCGCCCTTTGTCCACGGCACCTGCGTTCTGACAAACGCTGTATCGGCGGCGGACCACGGGCGATCAAGCCGGCGCAGATCGTCAAGCGGGGCGGACAGCCACGTTTCCCAATCTTCCGGTGCCAAGATCACCGGGCTGCGATCATGGATGTCGGCCAGCTCTGGCGCGTTGTCTGTCATCACGCCGGTATAGACCGGTCCCCATTCGTCACTGGTTGACCAAAGGCCCGCCCAGGCGAAGACCGGGGCGCTTTTGATTGATAGCCAGGTGGTGCGCATTGATCCCGATGGCCCTTCGGCCTCGGCATAGTGGGCCGCCGGGATCAGGCAGCGTTGGGCAGGGACGTTTGCCCATCTGGCCCAGAACTTGTCGAGCTTATCAAACCGGGCATTGTTCACCGGCTTGGGTTTGAGCGGCTGCCCCTTTTTCCCGCGCAGGATCACCGGGAAGCCCCATGTCATCTGATCCAGCACCAGCGCGCCTTCATGGCGGCGCACGACGAAGCCGGGATCGCGGGGGTGAACGATGGAGGGGCCATCGTTGAAAGGGCGAAGCGGTGCGGCATCGAACAACCGCGTGATCATCTCACGCTCGCCGGGGCGGTATCTGTTGCACATATGCCAAGGCTGGGGCTGACCATCATCCGGGTCAAGCATTTCGATGCAATAGCGGCGCGCGGCAATGGCGCGGCGCGTGCAATCAAGGCGGGCCACCCCGGCGTTGTGGTGCCATGCTTCAAGCGCAGATGTGGCGGCGTTGGCCCGGATATAGTGATCGCCACCAGCGTGGGTCGGGTTGGAAAGGGGGCGCGACATTTCTTCCGTGAATTGCTTCACCTGCCAGCGTTGCGCCACGCCTGCCCGCACCAGCCATTCCAGCGCCACCCGGTCTGCCAGTGTCAGTTCAACCGTGCCGAGATCCGCACGCTCTTCCACATCCTGCAACGCGCGCAGGGCAAGGAGGGTGAGAGAATCGGTGACGCCGGACATTCCGGCATGAGAACAAAGAGGGAATATCGGTCAAGCTACTAACGTGCGGTGTCCGTCGATTAGGGATGGCAAGTGCCGCTTGGTCTATGTCTCCGGCCCACGTTTTCCCAGAGTTCCCAAGCCCTAAGGAAGAAGCCGAGAGAAGGTACAAGATTCCGCGTATAGAAATTACATCCAAAATCGATATAAGCTGGGAGCAATTCTCGCGCAGGGGTGTGGTCGCGTGATCAGCTTGAAATGCTTCGTTGGCCGTCACAGCGTCAACCGGAAGAACGTCCGTCATGAATCGTGGGGCTACTCCGGCTATTGCCGTGGCTGTGAAAAGCCCATGCACAAATTGATGTCGCGCGATTGGGTCGTTGGGCAAGGAGAGCGATCAGATGGCTGAGGCTGCCATAGGAAAAAAGGACTCGAATTGCCTCTGCAAATCGCACAGGTCCTGTTCTAGCTGTGGGTTCGCGGGGGCAGGGTAACGATGCACCAGTCAGTGACATCCTTGGTGCGTTTCCTAAGCTACATCCTTGCATTGTTTGTCGCGCCGGTCGCTGTCGTCCTGCTTTCCAAAATTGCATTTGCAGACCAGGTGGTGCCCGACTTTGTTCTGACTATCCCGAATTCAGAACTGCCAGCCAATCTGTTCAACAATCTGTCGAGCGACATGCTCAAGATCTCGGCAGGTTTGGCGGTATCGACCATTGTAATTTTCAGGCTTCCGACGTGTTCCGGTCGTGTTTGGGTCAGGTTGCTTTTTCTCGCCGGGGGCATGATGTCGGCATTGCTGGCAAGCTATAGCGGGCTGCGTTTTCGTTATGAACTGGCGCAGGTTGCACGCCTTACATCGCAGGAATTGGACCCTGTCCTGTGGCGATTGCATCTGCAGGGTCTCCTGCTGGCGGCGCAAGTTTCGTTCCTATGCGCGATTTCGATGCATTTCCATTTTCACAGGAAGGGGTGACATGCGCTGGAGCATCCTTGCCTTTGCGGTCGCATCTTTTCCTGCAACAGCGCAGGAAGCCACGCCGATCACCCCTATCGCAGCGGCACTGAAGGTTAGCTTCGAGCGGGAATTCAAGGTTGTCGGATGCGGGGCCGGCAACGCCGATTGCAAGCTAACCGCACTCGCCCTTCCTACGCCACGAAAGCCGGAGCCGGAGACCTGTCTTAAGTCAATCCTTCCGGACGTGGTATATGAGCGCGAGGGGCACGGGGCGCTGGGGGTGGAATTCACCATATCGGCCTCTTTGGCAAAGGGGACTGATGCGAACCCGGCGTCTGAAAAACTTGGCGACTTTGTGGCGGTGATGGTGACGGAGAATGACGGGCTGCAGGACTTTTGTTTCCCCAGATCTTTGAAAATAGGCGGGGAAACTATCAAACTACGGCTTCGTGACGCCCCGTCCCGTTCGCAGATCATCGGCGGAATGTTGGGCGGAGTGTATATGGGAATGTTAGCCAACAAATCCAAAGGAGCCATTGTGGGAGCAGCGATTGCAGGAGCAGCGGCGGGTGTGGGGTTCCGGGAATTGCCGGAAAGCATGGTTACCAGCCTGCTGGGTGAAACTTCAACGGGTGTCGTCTACGTTTCGGTGCTCTCGACCAAGCCAAAGCAGTTGGTGAAAGTTGGCAACCGTGTCATCGGCGAGACGGCCATTCCCAAGTTCGGTATGCCCAAGGCCAGCTTGAAAAAGTTGACGATTGGACAATCCGCCACCCATGTCATGTCTAAGGCGTGCGCGGCATTTAGTGCTGGCATCGAGTATCAATTTCGCTGCTAATCGCTCCAAGTGGCGGGATTTACTTTTCCAACAGTCCCAGCGCGGCGTCCATGATCGCGTCAATATCATCGGGGCCGAAGCCGAGTAGGCGGCGTTCGGGGTATTTGGTGCGGATGGTGCGGCCGTCTTTCGTGCGGCCGACGAAATCGGTGAGGCCGTACTGGTGGGCGCGGGCGGTGTGGCCGGTGGTGCCTTCGAACCCGACCGAAACTTCATCGGGCGTTGCGCGAATCTTCATGGATCGGGCGAGCTTGATCTTGGGGAACATCTTGCCGGTGCGTTTGATGCGGCCCTTGCCGTCCATCATGCGCTTGCGCTTCTTGCGCGGTTCCATTTCGCTGCCATCGGGCTGGACGTTGGCGGCGATCCGCTTGGCGTTTTCGCGGCGTAGCGCTTCGCCCACCTTGCGCGCCACGCGGCGGCGCTGGCCGGGGCCGAGCCGGTTCAGGTAAACGGCGAGGAAGGGTTCGAGTTCGGCTAGATCGTCAGCCATCTGGAATCCTCTGGCGATCAGGCTTCGGGATCGGGGGCGATTTGGACCGGATCATCGCCCCCCAAAGAACCATGAGGGCCGCGCACCCAGATGGAGGTGAGGCCGGGGCCGATTTCGGCTTCATCGGGGAACAGGACCGGTTCGGGCTGCACTTCGATCTGCCAGCCACCGCCTCCCATTGCGGTGGCGGTTACCACTTCGCGCAGGGGCAGGGTCATTTTCACGTCAAAAGTCTTGTCGTTGATCACATCGGCTTCGAAGGGAAAGCCCGGCGCGTTGGGCTGGGTCACATCGGGCTGCTGGGTGCGCAGCCAGTCCACCACGGTGAAGAACAGGCCTTCGGGCGGTTTCGTGAAATCCTCGGCCACAACGGTGAGCTGGTATTCCCAGGCAAAGCCGCGCTGGTCATTTCGCGTGGCGCGGACGTTGCCGGTTTCAACCCACATCGCCAGCTTATCGGGGTTGCGGGCGAATTCGGGGTAGAGGGCGACCAGGGCGGCGCGCAGGAGCGCGGGCTTTTTCATGGCTTTGCGCTATCTCGAACATGCCCTCCCCCAGCCCCTCCCGCAGGCGGGAGGGGGGCATTGTGGCGGATCACTTCGATGTGGCAGGTGTGGTGCCAGGCACGATGCAGGGCGAAGGTGGCGCAGCCCGCACCGATCAGCGAGATCAGGATGATTTCAGCCATTGCTCTCTCCATCTGGCGCATTGGCGCTTTGCAGGCCGATCTTGCGCCGGAACAGAAAGGCCGCGCCATCGAGCAGCAGGGGGAAACCGACAAAGCCCTGCGCCAGTGACAGCAACACCGCGGCCACGGGATCGAGCTGCTGATAGCTGACCAGAACGACCGAGATGGTGGCGAAGGCGGGCAGGGCGGACAGTTCTGCCAGCGCCACATATTGCCGCCGCCGCCGCCAGTGCAGCGCCAGCACGGGATCTTCGGGGAAATCGGTGGCCGCGCCATAAAGCTTCAGGCCCAGACGCGCGACGACCACAGTGGTGGCGGCAAACAGCGATGCGGCCCACCAGAACAGAAATTCGCGCCAGTCTTCGAGATTTCCGTTCATCGTCAGTCCCACAAGTTCACGGTTTCAAGGATCTGCGCACCTGCCCCGGTGCCGGTTTGCGGGGGATCGGGCAGAGTGATGGCCGTGCCTTCGGCCAGCACCGGGCCTGCGGCGGCAATCGCGGGATTGAGATCGAGCGCGGCTTCGACCACGCCGCCCGAAGTGGTGCCCAGTTCGCGCCAGCAGAGCGCGTCGATGGTGTCACCCTGCTGGGCGGTTACAATCTGCACTGGACGCCCTCCGGGCTGGGGCTGGTCATCAGATCAGCTCCACCGCAACGCGGGGCGTGCCGAGGATGTCGCGGACGGCTTGGGTGGCCAGTTTGCGATAGTCTTCGGCGGTGAGCATCTGGGGTTCGGCACGGGCCTGCCCTTCGGTGGTGGCGGACAGATCGCGGTGCAGCTCTGCCAGTTCAGCCGCGGCGTGGAAGCGCACAGCGCGGATGTAGAGCAGGGTGAGGCGATGTTCGCCTGCCACGGTGCGGCCTTCGTCCACTTCTTCCAGCGCTTCAAAGCTGTCGGCTTCCTTGGTGGCGCGCCAGTAGGCCAGTTCGCCTTCGACGGTCAGCAGCCCGCCCTCGATCGCGCCGACAAGCCGTGCGTGCGTGATTTGATCCGTGATGCGCAGGGTATCACGCATCGCGTTCACATCGATGTCGGGATACCAGCCATCGCCCGCGACCACCGAACCGGTGGGCGAAGTGGGCGAGGTTGGCAGCGCGACGAAGGACATGGTGGTTCACTCAATTAACGGGGGTGAGGTTGTGGCCTTGGGTTTGCTTTCGCGTCCTCGGTCACGCCCGCCCCCGGCTCGGGTGGAGCAGCTCGTTACGTGGCCTGTTCAGGCGCGGCCTTTTTCAGATCGCGTTCGAGGCCTTCGATCAGTTTTTTCACGCCGCAGCTTTTGTCGAGCGCCAGCGCGTCTTGGAAATGAATCAGGGCTTCGGTGAGCAGGCCTTTTTTCCCACCAGCCACGGCGTTCTCGGCGCTGGCATCGAACTCATCGGCTTCACGTTTGAAGGCCATGCCCAGCGCCTTGGCCAGTTTCGCCTTCACCTGATCGTGCATGTCCGCTGCGCCGAAAGCGGCAGAGAAAAGCTGCATGTCTGCACGCGTGATGCGCGGTTCGGGGGCAAGGCCGGCCTCGGCCACTTCCTCGACGATCAGGGTCACCGGCTTGCGCTTGTACCGTTCGGGCAGGGCCAGATTGTTGTTCACCACGTGGGCGGCGATGTTGAACGCCAGTTCCCAATCGGCCAAGTCCATCGCCCAGACCAGCATGTTGGCCACGATCTCGTCCTGCGCCGGGATTTCCGCCGCCAGCGCGCCTTCGATCCACGGGCGATAGGTGCCGATCATTTCGCGCTTGGCCTCGATCTTCTTTTCGGTCGATTCGATCTGGCGCAGGCGGTTCATGTCGATCTGCAGCGCGGCGAGAAGCTGCTGATATTCGCTGGCGACAGGGCCATCGGTGGGCATGGGTGCCGCGCCTGACGAAAGAGCAGTGCCCCCGGAAAGGGCGGCAAGTTTGCGCTGAAAGCTGGCTTTGGCGGGGGACATGACCATCGGAATGAACTTTCAAAAATGCCCCGCCGGTTTCTCCGGGCCGATGGCCGGACCGGCGGGGCAGTTGTCGCACCGGAGCTGGTCGAAGGCTCCAGCAGGGGTCTGGTTACGCGGCTTCGTGGGCCTCGATGTTTTCCACCATGCAGGCGTATTCGAGGTCTTCGATCACGTAGGCTTCGTTGGACGACTGGTAATCGGTCACCTGATCCAGCTCCGGCTCGTCCTTCAGGTGGCGGCGACGCTTGCCGTCCTGATAGTAGATCGAGATGTTATCGAGACGCGTGATGAACACCGTGCCGTTGGGGAAGCCCGGCACGCGCATGGCAGGCAGGCCGCCCAGGCGCTTGGTGCTCATGATCACATCGCGGGCGAGCTGTTCGGTGGGGGCATCGTCCGAATTGATCATGGGGAAGTACTTGTCGTGCAGCAGATCGCTGCCGACGATCACCACCAGTTCGGTGTCGTTCTTTGCCCATTCGGCCAGCAGCGTTTCCTTGGCATCCCAGACCAGCGCATCAAGCGTGACGTAATCCGCATCGGCGTGGCTGCCATAGGTGACCTTGCCGACAACATCGCCGCCCTCGTCCATCACGCGGGCGGCGTTTTCGAGGCGCATCTTCTCCAGCCACCCGATGTTCACGTCCTGCAGCAACGGGCTGGTGGCACGGTTGGTGGCGGCAGCGGCGCTGGTGCCATTGAAGCCGATCAGGATGCGATCGAGCGCCATACGCTTCAGGTTGTTGTCACGCCAGATCGTTTCGAAGTTGGGGAACTTGGCCCACTTGTCGATCTTGGCATACTTCATCGCGACGTCGAAATTGGTCTGCTTGCACTCGTATTCGCGTTCATCCATCGACGAAGGATCGATGCCGACGCGGCGGGTGCCGCCAGCGGTGTTGGTGCGGCCGGCAATGGTGCTGCCAATGCCAAGGCCAAGCAGCGCGCCCTTGATCTCATCGACTGGTTCGATGTTGATCTTCGACAGAAACTCGCTGCTGTCCTGCATACGCTGTTCGAGCTTCTGCTGCACCGACGGTTCAACAGTGAACTTGGTGGATGCGTCGTCAGCCGCGATGCCATTGAGCAGCGCGATCTGGCTGACCATCGCGTTGAATTTTGCCCGGGTAGTGTTCTTCATGGATCGGTCCTCAAATTGGGGAGGGTTAGGGCGCGGGCTTGGGTGTTTGGTGCGGTTGCGGTTAGCAGAGCTTCGAAAAGCTCTGGGCTGCCGGGGATCAGCAGTCGGTGCGTTCGCCGTTCACGTTGCCGCCGGTGGCCGGGGCGCGCTGGGTGAAGCCCTGCGCATTGGTGCCGGGGCCGCCCGCCGGGGTGGCTTCGAGCTTGTCGGTCACGGCCTTCAGATCGGTGGTGAGGGCAGTGATCGAAGCGTTGGTGTTCGTGGCGAGTTCGGTGATGCTGGTGGCCATCTGGGTCATCATCGTGCCGAGCGCGGCGAAGGCGGCATTGTCGAGCGTGGGCGCAGCGGGGGTGACCGGGGTTTTCGGCTCTTCCTGCGATTCCTGCTGTTGACCACCATTGAGGAAGCGGTCGAAGAACGCCTTGGCCGATGCCATCACGCCGGTGGGATCGGGGTTAGCCGCCGGGGGCTCTGCCAGTTCCAGCGTGAATTCGGTGGCGGCGGTGAACAGGTTGGCGGGATCCTGCTTACGCCCGGCCAGCGGGTTCTTGTCCCCTTGGCTGGCGGCAAACTGCAGCATTTCGGTGCCGAGGCTGGCGGGGCTGTCCGTCACGGCCAGGCCGACGAGGTAGGCCTTGCCCGAATTGGCGAAGTTGGGGCTGATCTCGATGCTGCTGAACAGCTTCTGGCGATCCTTGTTCATCGCGACCAGCTCGTCCGTGACATCGAGCTCGGCGAACAGCGCGAGCTTCTTTTCCTTCTTGCCGGCCAGATCGATTTCGACCTCTTCGGCCTTCAGCGAAAGCACATCGCCATATGCCTTGAACGGCTTGTCTGCGGTGATGCCGCGAACGTGTTCCATGTTGATCCGCGCGGAATAAGTTGCCGGATTGTAGGTTGCGGCCGCATCGGCGATCCACTGCCGCTCGATCGTGCGGCCATCGGTGGTCTGGCCTTCGACTGCCACACGGAAAAATCGGGTCTTCGCCATTGGTTCGGCTCCGCTTTCAAGTTGGTGCCGTTCCCCTGGCGGGTGGGACCGGCTGCATCGGGTTACGCTTTCGTGATGTGCAAAAGAGGGAGCGCAGGGCATCTTCGCAACGCGGGCGCGTTGTGAGGCGCGGCGGCACAACGCAGCAGGGGCGCGAGGGCGGGAACAAGCGCCATAGCTTGCCCAGATGGAGCTACCGCCAGATCAGGATGAAGGCGTTGAAGCACCGGCGGGCGGGGCCGGGGCATCAAACGTCGTGCCGTTTGGCCCCGCGCTGGCCACGCGGCTGAAGGCGCGCTCGCTCTACTGGCGGCACTGGTCGATGCAGCAGATCGCGGACGAGCTGCAAGTGCCCTATTCCACCGTGGCCAGCTGGAAAACGCGGCAAAAGTGGGACGATGCTCCGCCGATCCTGCGCGCCGCAGAAGGCACGCTCGAGCGCTATCTGGCGCTGGTGGACAAGGAGAAGAAGACCGGCAGCGATTACAAGGAAATCGATCTGCTGGGCCGCCAGTTCGAACGGTTCGAACGCATCAACCGCTATCGCGACGGCGGCAACGAGGCGGACCTTAACCCGGCGCGCGCCAATGGCGCCAAGGCGGCGAACAAGAAAAAGCAGGAGGTGAAGAACCTGATCACGCCAGAAATGGCGGCAAAGCTGCGCGCCGACATGGAGGGCCAGCTGCACGGGCGGCAAAAGGGCTGGTTGCTGACCAGCACCAATCTGCGCACGCGCATGATCCTGAAATCGCGGCAGATTGGCGCGACATGGTACTTCGCGCGCGAACGCTTCCTTGTCGGGATGGAGACCGGCAAGAACCAGATCTTCATTTCAGCAAGCCGGGCGCAGGCGAACATCTTCCGCGGCTATATCGTGCAGTGGGTGCAGAAGGTTTGCGGGGTGACGCTGAAAGGCGACCCCATCGTGGTGCAGCGGGGTTCGGATGATGAGGACGGCGAGGCGCTGGAGCCGTTTGAGCTGCACTTCCTCGGCACCAATTACCGCACCGCGCAGGGCTATCACGGCGATGTCATCATCGACGAATGCTTCTGGATCTATGGCTTTGAGGAGCTGTTCAAGGTCGCCTCGGCGATGGCGACCCAGAAGCAGTACACGATCACGCTGTTTTCCACGCCCAGCACGCTGGCGCATGAAGCCTATCCGATGTGGTGCGGCGATCGGTACAACCGGAAGCGCCCCAAGGCCGATCGGGTGCAGATCGATATCAGCCACGATGCGCTGCGCGATGGCCAGCTGGGGGCCGATGGCATCTGGCGGCAGATCGTCACGATTTACGACGCGGTCGACGGCGGGTTCGATCTGGTCGATCCCGAGCAGCTGCAGCAGCAATATTCGCTGGAAGAATTCGACAACCTGTTCCGCTGCATCTTCCTTGATGACAGCCAGAGCATGTTCCCCTTTGCGATCATGCGGCGCTGCATGGTCGATAGCTGGGACGAGTGGGCGCGGGATTTCCAGCCCTATGCCCTGCGCCCCTACGCCGGCGAGGTGTGGCTGGGGTACGATCCCAACGCCAGCGAGAACGGCACCGGAGACGACGCCGCGCTGGTGGCCGTGGCCGCGCCTACCAAGATCGGCGGCAAGTTCAGGGTGCTGGAAAAGAAGCGCCTCAAAGGGCTGGATTTCGCGGCGCAGGCCGATGCGGTGCGCGAGTTTTACGACAAGTACAACGTCACCAAGATCGGCATCGATATCACCGGTGCGGGCAAGGCCGTGCATCAGCTGGTGTCCAAGTGGTTCCCGATGGCCCACGCGATCACATACTCGGTCGCCACCAAGACGCAGATGGTGCTGAAGGCCAAGAACGTGATCACCAGCAACCGTCTGGAATTCGACGCCGGGTGGCTGGACATGATGGCGGCCTTCATGGCGATCCGGCCCGAAATCACCAAGGGCGGCACGCAGGTGACTTATGTGGCGAGCCGCGCTGGCGGCACGGGCCACGCCGATCTGGCCTGGGCAGTGATGCACGCCCTGCAGTTTGAACCCCTCGACATTACCGAGCCCGCCAGCGGCGGCAGCACCGTGGAGATCTTCGACAATGACTGATGTGCAGAACCTGCCGATGGCGGCTGAAAGTATGACTGCTGCCCAGCCAGAACCGGAAATGTCGTTCATCTTCGGCGACCCGGAAAGCGTGATCGACCGGCGCGAGATCTTCGACATGTTCGAAGTGGCGCACAATAGCCGGTGGTACGAACCGCCGATCAGCCTGACCGGCCTTGGCCGCGCCTATCGCATGGCCCCGCACCACCAGAGCGCCATCCTGCTGAAGCGCAACCTGCTGACCGCCAGCTTTGTGCCATCGCGCTGGTTCAGCACGGCAGAGTTCGAGCTGTTCGCGCTCGATTGGCTGGTGATGGGCAATGCCTATCTCGAACGGGCAGACAACATGGCCCAGCGGCCCCTGGCGGTGCGCTGTTCAAAAGCGGCCTGGACGCGCGTGGGGGTGAAGGAAGGCGAATTCTTCTGGGTGCCGCGCACCGGGTGGACATCGGAGGAAGTGAAATACCGCGCCGGGTCGATCTTTCACATGAAAGAGCCGGACCCAATGCAGGAAATCTACGGCATGCCCGAATATCTTTCTGCGCTGCAGAGCGGCTTGCTGAACGAGGCCGCGACGATCTTTCGCCGCCGTTACTACAAGAACGGCAGCCACGCGGGCTTCATCCTCTATCTGGCGGACGAGGGGATGGATCAGCCCAGCGTCGATGCAATCCGCGCGGCGATGCGTCAGGCCAAAGGGCCGGGCAACTTCAAGAACCTGTTCATCCATTCCCCCAAAGGCAAACCCGATGGCATCAAGCTGCTGCCGATCTCCGAAGTGGGATCGAAGGACGAATTCCTGAACATCAAGAGCGTAACCGCCGAAGACCTGCTCGCCGCCCACCGCGTGCCTCCCCAGCTGCTTGGCATCGTGCCCAAAAACACCGGCGGCTTCGGCAACGTGAACGACGCCGCGGCGGTGTTCTACGAAATGGAGATCATGCCCATCCAGCGCCGGATGCTGGCCATCAACGATTGGTTGGGGGTTGAAGCAGTACGGTTCGAGCGGCCTGCGATTGCCTTGCCGGTGGCGCAGCCAGGGGCAGGGCGGCCTTAGTCTTCCGCTTTGTCAATGAGCTCGAAAGTGAGCCACTTTTTGCTTTTAAATCTGATCTTCATGAGGCGAGTGTAATCTTCAGACAACTTGTTCACCTTGACCACGTTTTCGCGGGCAATAGAAATCACACTGTTTAAAAGCTGGTCGATCATGACGATTTGCGGAGCGATTTTCAGATATTCTTCGCTTGTCCACTCGTAGGTGAAGACTTGCCCATCCATACCAACAGGCGTTGGATGCATAGCCTGCAACGCTTCGTACTTGGCCCTGTACTCGATTAGGCCATTTGTCACCGCGCGATGCCGGTCAAATGCGAGAAGAAGCTCTGATAAAAAATGCGGGTCTCCCGTCGATAGCGCGAGATCCGCTTCGTCATGATCAATTGACATGTTCGGGCTCAAATCTAGCCCTCCTAAGGGATGCACATCCCGATGGTTGAACCGCAAAAGCTCAACATCTTGTGGGGCTGAAGCTGGTCGAACTTGCCGGAGAATGCCGTGGGATTCGTTTATCAGCCGGAGAATCTTTACTCCCATCCGCCTCGCAACAGCCATATCTTGTTGCTGTCGATCTCTCCGAAGGCGGTACTCGCTGAATCCATAGCTGCCGACAGCAACGATCACGGCAAAAGCCGACATTGTGCCCGACCACCAGTCAGCCCACGAACCCGGCTCTAATGAGATGTCAGTAAACCAAAGTGTCTGTGGTTTCATCGCTCGCGATTATCTCCATTTGCGTGCCAAGCCCAAAGTTATCAGGTGTGCGCCGGCGTCTCGGCCATCAACCGTAACGATGGCGAGCGTGCGTTGGTAAGTATCGAGGCCGCGTCGCTCGATGCGCACCGTGCCGCGCAATATGAAGCGCTCGAGCGCAGTTCGTGCGAGTTCCCCCTTCTGATGATCACACCAAGCCGGATTGCGGCTGCGCATCAGCCGTTCACGCGAGGTAGCGCTGCAGCGTGAAGATCCGCGTAGCTCGGGCGCATCGATGCCCACCAGGCGCACCCGCTCACCGTTGCACAGGCGCAGGCTGTCCCCATCGGACACCCGCGCCACGCAGGCGCTGCCAGCAGCAGCAAGGGCGATGAAGACGCTCATCCACCCCACCTAGCACCAAAAACCCGAAAGCCCACCACCAGCC